CAATTGACCAACTACATTTGCGATACTGGTTTTTCCAAAAGTTTCTGCCAATGCACCAAAACCAAAACCATATTCCGAAATAACGTCTTTTAAAGATGGTGCTAGTTTACCTCTGTCGTACCCAATTCCCGTTGGATCAGTGGTAGAATAATCTGGTTCCATACCCTCTTGGCTTTTGTCACCTTTATCAGTAACAGTAGCAGTGGGCGTTGTTACTTCTGGCGTTTCCGTAGGTTCGATGACATCTGTAGCAACAGGCGTAAATCCTGTAGGAATTGGATAGATTGGTTTGCCATCAACGAAAGGAATGGTCATCTTTTGACCAGTTTCTTTGTTTTCATACTCCCGTAGTTCATCATACCGTCCTGTAGTGGTAGGCAACAACTGTTCAAAAGTTGGAGCAGTTGGTGTTACAGGAGTTGTTACAGGAGTAAAACCAGTTTGTATCGGCTGTTGTGTAGAAGGAACTGTTGGAAGTGTTGGTCCTGTAGGTGGCAGATAAGGTTGCTGTGTATACGTGGCAAACTGTGAAGGTTGTTGATAGATACCAAATTGATTTGGTACAAATCCACCAACAGCCATATTATACTCTTCATCATCTTCCATGTCAAGATCATCTAATGAAAAAGGAATGTCGTCAGGTAGAACTGCTTCATCACTGTTGCCCATCTGACCCATGGCTTCCATGCGAGCAAGACCTGCCTTCGCTTCTTGCCGCATTTCCATGAGTTTTTCAAGACCCCAATAGCGTACTACATCTGCTGGAAATACAAACTCGCCTTCACTAAGTTGAGCAGGAATATCATCTCGCACTTCTTCTTGCGTAGAACCTGGAGGCACATCATTTCCAGATACTGGATCGACTGTGCCGCCTTCATCCATCAATCCACCATCTTCAAACATTTCCATTTGTTTTTCCATAACTGCTCCACCTTTGTTCATTTTTGGCGTACTGTACTTATCTAATTCATCAAGTAAATCTTCACGTACAGAATCTCGTTCTTGTACTTTTTCTAAATCTTCCTCTGGGAAAAAGTAATCCATAGTTCTTTCAAAGATATTTTTTTCTTCGGGTTTTTGTTCCAGCATAGACTCTACTTCAGCAGAAGGAGCAGCGTCAGGCATGTCAGGCATGTCTACAGAATCACCTATATCTGGTAGTTCCCCAGGATAATCTAAAGTAAAAGCACGTTCTGTTTGATTTGTCTCAGGTTTATCCTGTTCAATGGGCTTGTAGTCTTCCGTAGGCTGAGTTGCGGGTGTAATATCAGCCCCAATTATACTCTCGTATTTTTCTCGCACTGCTGCGCCATATTGTTCATTTATAGTTTGGTCAGGATTGGAATGCCAAGCGCGAGCAATATTCTCAACATTAATGTCCTGTCCTTCAGGAATCAATTGAATTTTTCGTTTCAAGCCAAGGCTTGCCAAAAGAGGATAGAATTGTTGATGCTGTTCTGTTGATATGCTTCCCTGTAGTAACGGACCATATTTTGATTTATCAATTGTTATTAGTTTGCCAGCATCATTTTTAATACGAGTATAACCAAGACCAGCATTTCGCTTCATCTTAGTATCATATTCTAATTGACTAAGATATTCCGTAAAACCTTCTGGAACATCTTCTGCATTCATCAAAGAAGACAGATTGTTTTTTACGTCAGTAACTAAATCTGTTTGAATCTGTTGAGGACCAAAGGCTGAAAATTTACCTTCTTCAAAAATGTACGGATAACCCGGCACGTCTTGATATTCCATGCCTTTAAACTTTTTTGTTGTAGCCACAGCATTAGAAGGCATTTCTTTTGCTTCTTTAATTGCTTCCAACAAAGCGGTTTCGTTATACTCAGCCATCTAAATTCCCAACTTCTTCTCGTAAGCGTTTTACTTTACGCAACGCAGAGATTGACCCTTGCGCACGTAGTATCTCAACATTATCTTTAGATTGCTCTAAAGTTGTTTGGTATATCTCAATTAATGTATCAAGATAATTACTGAAGTGGACCCATTGGCGGTTGTTGCCCACCAACGGCTTCAGTTTGCTGTACATTTCCTTGTCCACCATTTGCACTAAATCCTTGTTCACCCGGCACTGGAACCATGCCTACGCCAATGTTGCCACCACCTGAACCAGTTGGGTCCATAACATCTGCTCCTGCAGGCGCACCTTGTGGTCCACCTTGTTGAAGAGGCGCTTGGAAACCTTTCATGATTTCTGCTTGGATAGCGGCTTCGTTCATATTGTTTACAACTTTGTCGGGGTCAAGGTCCATTGATTTTGCAATCTCAGTAATGACATACTGAAACTTTGCAAATGGTGCAAGCGCTGGATTGCTTGCAATCTGAAGGAACTGCATAAGTCGCTGGCTACGAATTTCATTAGCCATAAGACTTTCAGTGCCACGTGCTTTAACTTCAAGATCACCTTTGATGTTAGGATCAAAATCAAACTGCATGTTAAAGCGGAAAAATCCTTCGCCAAGAGGACGAAGCAAATAGTCGTCTACGTTTTTAATAACGCTTTTAATTGATCCTTGTGCAGCACCCATCAGCATGGAGATGCCACTAGCAGTACGTCCTACGCCAGATACGCCTGTTTGTCCATGAGCAAATGACGGGAAGCCTGTGCTTTCATCTGCAAGTTGACGGGCTTTGTCAAACATCATCATGTTTTCGCTGGACACGTTAGGATATTTTGTGCCGAAGATAGCCTGACCAGGTGCGCCACCTTGACGGCGAAATACCTTGCCGGGATACAGTGACAAGTCTTGCCCCGGAACTAGGTTAGTCTCATCAACCTCAATAAGCAAGTTACCTGACAACACTGCGTTGTCAACAGCCATACGCATAAAGCCATTCATCAAAGTCTGCGTGTCATCCATGTTCTCAGCAATACCAACACCAAAGAATGAGTATGGATTCAGTTCATAAGGTGCAGCACAGTATGGAATCTTTGAAGGTTTAAATGGGTTAAGAACAAGACGAATCAGTTTATTGTTACATACCCATGCATTTGCTTGAAGTTCATCAAAGTCTTTTAGTTCGCTTGGGATTTCTACACCTTGTTCTTCCAGCATCTCAACATCAACCATGCCCCAATATTCAAGAACTTCAAATCGGTCAATGCCATGCTCTGGTGCATAGTCTGACAAATCGTCTTCCCAATACTTTTGTGTATAGTTTTCACCATGCCTAATAACTTCATCAATAACGGATGCGCGGAAGTAAGGACGCTTCTTCAAGGAACGAAGTTGAGTACGAGACATCTTGTGACGTTCAATTACATACTGCGCTTCGTCCATATTGTTAGCATCAGGATCAGGATAGAAGTTCCATACGGAAACGTGAGATACTTGTGGAACAGTTTTAAAAGTAGGATCATACTCACCGTCCTCATCCCAATTAGGATATTCTTTATCTACAGCAAATGGTCCTTTCATGACACCAGTACCAAACAATGCCATTTCAAATGCTGTACTACGCAGATGCTTGCTTGCTCCAGATTCTTCTAGTTGGTCATGAATCTTTTTCTGCATCGTTTTAGCCGCAACCATTGCTGGGCTAAAAGTAATAGCACTAGGCGTTAAGCCTGTGCCTTCTTTAAGTTTGTCTTGGATAGGATCAAGTTTTTGTTGCAGTGGCCCCAACTTATCCATGAGTGATTTTTCTGTAGCACCTGCTGGAAAGTCCATGCCATCACCAGCAAAGCCATAAGGACTTTGTAGTTCATCCATACCACGAAGTTGTTCTGGTTCATTTGGATCAAAGTGAACGTCTGCAACTACGCCTTCTGGCAATTCAGTTGGTTCAATGGAAAGAGGAAATCTGCTGTTAGCAAAAAGAACATCCGTAATTTGACCATAGGCTGCAAGAGTTTTTGTCTTAGTAATCTTAATAAAGACACGAGACTTTTCTGCTTCAGTAAACTGAACATCAGGACCATAAAGTCCACGATAGTTGCGATATGCTCTCAGCCAGCGTTCTTCATCGTTATATCTATAGTCTTCTGCTTTATTATAACGATCCTGAATGAAGCCAATCAAAGACGATACGTCACGATCTTCTACGTCACTATTATCTGTATCGTCTAAAGCGATAGCATCATCTTCAATCATAATATCATCTTCAGCCATAATTTAAATCCTTAATATCCAAATGTTGCGTCTGCTACTTTCATGCCCTGCGAAGGTCTACCCATGGGATCATAGTCAAATATACTAAACCGTGGTCTTGACATTATACCATACCGAAGCGCATCATACAAGTGATCTTCAGACGTTGTATCAATGTCTTCTGGGTTTTTCTTGTCGATTGGTAGCGCTGGGAGTTGGGCCACAAGATTGGTGCAATTGTCAAAGATAACAAGACGAGGTTCCTCTGTATATTCATCTACTTGCAGTCTACGATGTATTTCGTTTTTACCCGCAACACGACTGCCTTTACTACGGTCTGATGGTCGCCAACGGCAACCTTTTTGAATCATTTGTTCAGCAAGGCTAGGACCAGTATCACCGCGCTTATGCCACAAAGAAGAGTCAAGGACTCCATATTTGATGTTTCCATCTTCGGCCTCTAGTTCTAGGATCATTTCAGCCAAGTCTGTCGCAAGTACCTTTGATACGTATAATTCTCTGTAGACAATAAGTTGTTCTGATGGAGAGACTGCGAACCAAAGTACACCGCTAAAAGACCCGTAACCATAATCGCAAGCGCGAAATTTAACCCAGTTACTAGGGATACGAAAAGGTTCAATAACATGAACATTCCGATCAAACTCAGTAAACGCGGCACCTTCTTTGATATCCCAATCCCCTTCAAGTAATTGCCTACGCTGTTGCTCTGGAAGCGAGAGAAGCATGGCTTCGTAGTCACCTGCCGTAGCAAGGTATGGGTTATCAGAAAGTCTTGCTGGAATGAAGCGTCTTTTGAATAAAGCCTTTCCAGCCTTGCTATGTCCTGCTGGGTATCGCAGAACTTCTCCTGTTTCAATATCTGTTGCATCAAATGACTTCCCGTAAGGCGCTGGGTCAATAAACATTTTCTTTACCCAGTGATGACCTCTACCTCCGGGGTTCGTTGTAGCCCTCATAAAGATGGGCAAATCTGGTGCAGTGGACCGTAGACGAGATCGCATGTAGTTCCATGCATATGGTGTGGCCCATTGTGTCAACTCGTCAAAGCCTATCCAACTAAAAGCCAGACCCTGATAACGCAAGACATCATCATCCCTATCCAGATATGACATCCACAACCTTGCGCCAGATGGCGCGGTCCACTGCATCTTCCGTTCTGACCATTTAATTCCTGGCCAAATTTTTGGGTACAACTCTTGCGATTTAAAAATAAGTTCACGCAGTTCTTCAGTTGTATGCCGAAGCAGCAATCCACTAAACGCAGGATGCCCCATATATCTTAGTGGGTCTGCAAGCATAGCATAGGATTTACCACCACCTGCTGAACCACCGTATAAAACTTCACGTTCACTTGCTGCTAGAAAGTCAGTCTGTGGACCTGGGTTGGGTTCAAATAAAACATTTGCATGTTCTACTAACGCTTCGTTGCTGTATTCACGTGAAACAGTTTCTTTTATCTCAACCGTTGGCTTTTGCGCCTGTTCTTTCTTCTTCAAGGGCTTCCGCTTTGGCGATTGCCTTTTGCGCATATTCTGCCCACTTGCGGAGGCTTGCAGCTTTGTTCTTACGTTGTCGTTCATTATCTAACCGTTTTCTTAATCCAACATGCGAAATGTATCTGCCCGATTGTGTGCTTAACCAATTAGCAACTTCACGGTATGAATACTGGTTTGTGTACTGCCTAGCCTTCTCAAGCAAGTCTAGTTCAGTTGGTATTGGGTCAAGAAGGTCAGGGTCTTCTTCGTTTTGTTTATAGCCAAATGGGACAGTCCTTGCAATACGAGGAATCTGTACCCATTCGTTTTCTTCTTTAATGTCTGTTGGCTGTGGTAACTTCCACTTACCTACACTTCTAGTCATCGTCCTCGACTACTGCTTTAGGTGGCATAAGCATAACGCCGCCACTTGCTTCTACTTGCATCTTCTCTGTCTTCACAAGACCAACGCGATCAAGCAATTCTTTTGCAGCAGTCATCTTGTCACGAATGCCAAGTTCTGTTGGATCGTATAGCGCACCTGTCATAGCCATTGCAGCCTTTGGCGCATTACGTGCCATGTACATCTGGGTTGCCTCAAGAATCTCTTCTTTCAAACCTTGGACAATAGCAGTGGTAGAAGTTGTATCAGAATAGCCAGCAAGTTTCTTGGCGGCAACCATGTCACCACCTGCCTCATCAAAAAGCACATCAAGAAACTTTTGTTGTCTTTCGTTTAGTTGTCTAGCCATTTTGTCTCTTCCTCAGTATAAGGCCACATTAGAATGCTCCATTATGCATAGCATTTGCTAACTTTACTGACCGTAATTTTACCTGATTTGCCCACCTGCTGTCAAGCATTTCTTTTGCGGCAATATCAAATTTCTCTTCGTGAATAGCGTTCCACATATTTTTAAACTTACAGAGTCTTGGCACACCCATGTTAAATGCCATGTCTATCAATATAAGTTGACGTACAGCGTCTAATCCTGCTATACAAGGATGGGCTTTCAGCAGTTCATCTTCGACTATCTGCACGTCATTTGCTGCTAAGTACCGTGCATCTGCTTCGCTAATCCCATGTTCATAAATAACATTTATATTAGGAATATCCATGTGGTCAAGTTCTTCTTTACTGATGCCCCGGTCTTTTAGATTACGTCCAATTCCAATTGTATCAATGCCAAGTGTGTCTTGATAAACAGTCAGAACCATGCCTTCGTGTTCAATTAGTTTATCAATTAAATTTCGTCTGTCATATTTCATTGTAAATTTAACTTTTTGTGTTCAATTTGCTAGGATATTTTCTTGTGTTCGTTGCCCATCCAGATACCGAATGCACCTGTCATAGCACCCATTACAACGCTTACAAAGGCTGACTGTGGTGCTGTTGGGTCTTCCAAGTTCATAAACCACTCTGCACAACGCCAACTCATTAGAGTCATTACTAGCATCATGAACCGTGGTAGGATTTTCCATTCGAGGATTTGCTTTGCACTCACTTAGTTAAACCCTTTGCCTTTTCAAAAGTCCTCAGACCACCAAGGCCCAACATACCAAGAAGAACCGTCATGAGGCTATCCATATCAAACGCTGGTAGTTCTGGTAAAGCATATCCAGTATAACCTGCAATAAAGATTACAAGTGGCGCTAAAACAAAATGCCAACATAGCGCAACACCGCAAGTCCAACCAATAAATGGTCGCCAACCAGCGACAAAGATTGAACGATGCTTTGCTTCTGCTGCATTGATTTCAAGTTGACCCTTTGCCAACTCTTGCGCATGACGTTCAGCCATTGTAGCCAGATCATGGGCTAGTTTTGCTTTTGCGTCTTTGTCTTCAATAAACTTATCTAGTAGACCCGTTACTGGTCCGATGAGTGCTTGCAGCATATTTCTGTCCTATAATAAACTGTAACAACTCTAGGCGAGATTCCCAATCGGGTATTTCTTCTCGCATAAGTTTGATGTTACATTCCTCTGCGAAATCGTGCAGTCTTTTTTGCAATTGATTTTGGTTGCTTGACATGTTGTTTGCCTGCACGTGTACCTGCTCTCTTTGCCCTAGTTGTAGCAGAATATTCTGCACTTGTCAAGGATTTTATCGCTTTCTCTGGTAGATAGCGTTCACCTGTCTCACTGGAAGGTTTGCCTGACTTAGTTTGCCAATTTTGTTTTGTCCAAGCAACTAAACTTTTTTGTGGCTTTTTCACTACACCATTCCTCTGTTTTTCATGCCCCAATATACAAGTATACCAAGGATTCCTATTCCTAGTAGACAGGCAATACCAATGACTACAAACTCCATAAACTTTTGTCTGCGTTCACGCTGTCTGTACAAAGTCTCCTGTCGTTGCTTACGAATCTGACCTTCCATCTGAATCAGTTCGTCCCAAGCACGTGAACCTACTGTGTACTGTAGCCATTGCTTTAGTTCGTCACGCTGCTGCTGTGCTTTCTTTTTAGCAGCAAAGGCTTCCATCGCCTCTTGTTCAATACTCTTGCCAGCAAATAACTTTTTAAAGATAGGCGGGTTCTTTGCTTCTTTTTCTGCCTGTTCAATGTCAGACAGCGCACCCATCCAGCGTCCCAAGTCGCCAGCCATCTGTTCAATGTCACGTCCTACAGCAAAACCTTTTTTGATAACATTAAACGCTGCAGAGGCTGTCGCCATTGCGGTAACGGGGTCCATCAGTATATCCTTACGTTTTCGGGGTTAACGTATTTGGGTACACAGTATGCTGTTACCCTGTCTTCTGGGTCTATGTAATCTCTGTGATAATAGTTCCCATACCTTTTTGATACTTGTTGAGCAAAATAGTTGCAGTCATTTATACTGCGAAAATACATATCATTGCTGATTAATTGTTTGGTATCTCCTGTACCTAGATATACCAATAGCAGGAAGACGTGTTGCATATCATTTGTAGCCGCCCCCTGCTGCTTTATATTCACGTGCCAGCATTTGTGCCTTACGTGCTGACCACTGACCTGGCTTACCACCTTTGCTGCCAGCCTTAATCTTTTCAAATAGGCGTTTTCTTAATGCGGGCTTAGTATAGTTGCCAGCTTCATTAACTCTACTTTTGCTCTTCGTTTTAGACTTCGCCTTGCTGCTAGCTTTTCTAACTGCCCCACCTTTCTTGAGTTCTTGCTTTTTCTCCACGTCTTTAATTGTTCCTTTGTTGGCACTTGCGTAGAAGATTTGTTCACCCTTATTCTCCCCGTACTTTTTGGTCATAGCGGTTTTAATCTTTTTTCCTTTGGCGGTTAGGGGCATCTCCTTTAACTCCGTTGTGGCAAGTATGATTCTTTAAGTTTTACAGTAATTGTCACAGCACTGCCTACACTAGCAAGGCCACGCAATTTATCACCCTTAAACAACCATAATGGGTCATCGTTAATCTGAAGCATTGAATTGCCTAGCAACTCAACTGTTTCAGCCATAGTATAAAAAGTCGCATTCTGACTGTCATACCAATCCAAACTAAATGTCACATTAGATGAACTGGCATTGCTAACAAAAATACTGTCCACCTCTGCTTCATAGTTTGGTGGTACAGTATAGATGTCTTGATTGCTTGTGGTCAACTCAAGACCAACTGTACGGTTCTTTGTTTGCATATTAGTTCTCTATGTAGATAATATCAAAGGTTGCGGCTACACGCAGGTCAGCATTTGAACTGTCTGCAATAGCACGAAACTCAATATCGGTCTTTTCAGGAATAGGCTGTGGACAGGTAATGTCCTGATGGTATGAACCTTCAAACAAGTCAAACTTATTTTGTGTGCGGAATACTCCGTTAGGTTGACGTGTTAGCATACGGATTGTAGCAACTTTATTGTTCTGAATTGTAAATGCGGTTGTGTCTAATTGAAACAGATATGCTGTATAACCAGCAGGTACAGTCCATAGTGCCATCAGTGTTTGCTGGTCAGCAACAGACAGATATGCATACGTTGTGCCGCCGTTAGCAATAGTAATGTTACCAGCAGAGGCTGTGCTACCAGATACAAACGCACGATAGACACGCAGGAAACTGCCTGTCGTTGTGGCAGTGCCAGCAGCGTCAAGAGTTACTGTTTCAGATAACTCTGCATAGTTTGTGTCCACACCTTGGATGGTTATTTCAATGCCACTGTCCGTTGCACCAGAAGAACTAGTTGCTGTCATTGTAACAGCACTAGATGGGTAAGTGTACAGACCACCTACATCCCAAATGGTTTCTTCTATGTTCTGGATTTCGCCGTTGTATCCAAACTTGAATACACGCTTGTGTCCATCAATTAGACCACGGGATACTTGCAGGTAGTATGGATAATAACCAACACCCCCACCCATTCCAATGAGTTGTGGATAACTTGTGATGCTCATCTGGACATATCCAGTAACTTCTTATGCATACGCCAGCACCACTGATCAATAGTGCTAAAGGGCTTACCCATATAGAGAAAGCCCATTGAAGCCTGTTTAAGCAAAATATGTTTTAGTTCGGTAACGCTTATTAGGTTTTTTAGCATGTCGGCCTGGCCTTCTGATACGTTTCTTGAGTGAATAGGTGTTAGCACCAAATGTTTTCGATTTAACTGCCACGTTGACTCCGTGCCTTCTCTTGTGCCTTCTTAGTCAATTCGCCGTAGTGAAACAGTTTGACGCTAGTTTTTGTGTGAGATTTATTGGAATGCAAAGAACCGTCTGGCATTTTGTGGTATGCACCTTTCCAGACAGTTCCATCTTTTGTATAATGTTTTACGCCTTTAGCCATGACTACGCCTTTGGATTACGTTTACTTGCTGTGCTAGTACGAGGAAAAGAACGATTACGCCGCTGAGAGACTACAGTAAGATTGCTGGTTCTATTGTCTCGTGGATTGCCATTCTTGTGGGCTACATCCTTGCCAGCAACTTTTGCACCAGACTTCTTTACTTTTTTGCGGGCAGCATTACGACTAGCCCTGTTCTTTTTTTGTTCAGAACTACTGTGGTAATTGTCATACTCTTTGCGATAGTTACGTTTAACCACTACTTTTTCTTCTTAGCCATACCGCCGTACATCATACCTGTGATCTTCTTGTATGCTTCAGGGCTTGCTTCTTTCAATGCTTTCAAACCAGGATTGTCTTTGACCATACCACCTGCAGCATACATGTGCTTCTTGCTTTTGGACATACCACCGTATGCCATCTCTGCTTTCTTCATCTTTTTCTCCAGTTTGTTTTTAGGCATTGAACCAATACCAATGGATACGACAGTTACCATATCATCTTTTTTCTTACCCATGACTACCCCTACCACTTCACCTTATCTGCCCAATACGCGGCAGACAGTTTACCTTTAGCAATGTTTTTGGCATGACGTGCTTTAAAGGACGCACGTTTCTTTTTCATTTTCTCTGACTCACCCTTTTTGGGTTTGCCAGCAGTCTTTGCGCCTTGCTCACCAAAACGAATCATCTTGATAGTGTCACCCTCTTTGGCAAGCACTACATGTGACTTAGTTGGATGGTCAGGTGTACGCTTGGGCTTATTGTAGCCAGCAAACTTCTCACCACGATACGTGATACTCATATTGAATCTACCGTTTCACACTTGAAAAAGAATTTGTAAGGTACAGCAGGTAGCGTAGGAATGATGTCATTAATCATTTCATCTACACGTACTCTACACTGTTCTTGCGTTTGATGCAAGCCACGATTGTCTGTAAACTCTACGCAATCATTTGCTATCGTCAGATTGCACACTAGTACCATCGCTTTCAGCATTGTCTGTCCATCCTTCCATACGCATAGCCCACTCTACGTGTTCCAGTGTGAAAGGGCGGCCATAATGTGCTTCTACTGCCTTACGTACATAAAATACATCACTGTGTGGTATGTGTAACCTATCTAATGAATTATTCCTGATTGCCTCATAGAATGCTTCAAGAACATTGTCTGTATATAGTTTTACAGATTTTTTCCCCATTGTCAACTACTTTTTTATGAATTTACAAGATTGGTCCATACGGGGGTATTAGATGATACATAGGATGTTTATTATAATATGTATTTAACATCTTATGATATTACATTATATGTTTATTTATTATATGTATTAACATTTAATGTAATCATATAATGTGTTTCCCGTTATATGTCTATAATTATACCACACTTGTCAAGCCCCGTCAAGCGTTAATATTATCTGGACCCATATTTTATTTACACTGGTACTATATCATCGTATGTCTGCACAAATTTTAGGCACTGTTGCACATTGCTTGTGCATACTGTTGCATGAATTGCCCTTGTGGTTAACACTCAATTTTCCCAATCTGTGTATTTCTGTGTATATACGTACGTATACCTGGGGGGGTGGTCACGCCCGTTGGGGGTCTGGCTGGTCAATATCTGCAGAAATCCATCTACTATCATCTTGTTTTGCCAAAATTTGAAACATTGCCCAAGCAATCGCAGCGTAAATACTTGTTTTTATTGCATTTTCCAGTAAATGGTCAATTGATATCCTATGAATTGACGCCATAACATAGCACGATTGAGAATAAGAATGAGAATCATTCTCAAAAACACTATCGGCGATGCATGAAACCAACACTATACCCACCCAATAACTTGCAAATGAGAATCATTCTCATATTCCCTTTATATATAATATAGTCATCTACTATCATCTAATATCACCATCTACTGGAAAACATAATTAAAACAAACACTTATAAAATAATTTCAAAAAAATGCATTTTTATTTTCAATGATTTCAAACACTTAATAAAAAACCTTTTGAAAACAATGAGTTACGCTGCCCAATAAAAAATTTACCTGCTAAGTCTTTGATTTCATTGACCTCAATTTTATTAACCCATTGATTTAATTGAATTTGCTTTTTGTTTTTGCTTCATGTCTAATAAAACCATGAACAGCGGGTCATAAGGATTGACCATAAAGAAAACTAATTAATGAAAGGTTGTTCAAGAAACTGAATATCTAATCGCTAAGGCTACTTGATACAGTTTCGACAACGAATAAAAAAAGTGTTGACTACCGAATATGAATTGAATTAACCTAATGAGACTGAAACAAAACGAAAGGGAAAACATGGTTTAACATTGAGACGCGAGGTTTCCATCACCCGCAATAGCCCCAAAAGCACCCAAAAAGTGTAGGCATAGAACGATGGCAAGTGGACACATGAAATCCTTGAGGGTGGGTAAAACCATAATGCACCAGAAGTGCGCCTTGTTTCCTGACCTACTGTAACGCATGGGGTGGTGTCAAAAGCCGAAACCCGATGACCTAGTGATGAGGATAACAGTAGACGCAAAAAATGTCGGTATAATCCAGTAGGTCAGATGAGTGCCAAGACGGGGGTGGACTATGCCGCGTTGCGGGTATGCCACATAGAAAGCCCCCATTCTTTAATCAATTTTCTGTAATTTCGTGGAGTACCTATGCGAAGCGATATGCGTTGTGAGACATGCAGTGACATAGGTGTAGGCACATATTGTTCTAGGGGTGTGACGATATGTGTTGAAGAAAAAGCACCCCACTTTATTTATTATCGACTTTATAGGGGTGAAGTGTTACGGTAGCACAAGTGGTTCCAACCCACTAGGACAGGGTTCAATTCCTTGCACCCCTGCCAATTAACAAAATGAGGTGACACTATGAGTGTTGAAAATATACTTGCAATTTACAAGATGGCATCACCAGAAGAAAAGCGTGATGGCATTGTGTGGTATGCTGACGCATTGCGCGATTGTGCGCGTATTTCATTGGATACAAATATCCCATTGCATATTGTGGTGGGTGTTGTGGCTAGGCTATCACCCAACAACAAGTGGGAACGCAATGTTAAAAATGCACGCGATCTTATCACGGCAAAAATAAATGGCGATGACATGGATAGTGTCAGCGTATGCACATATAGTGCCAATAAGATTAAGGCATGGGATATGATGGAACTAGATGAAACTGGAAATTTCTTAGATCATGATGGGGTGATTAAGCATCTTAATGGTCAAAAGATTGTTTCATTCTATCGTAACATTATGGGCGATGATACTTGCACCATAGATGGACACGCAAGAAATATCGCATATGGTGAACGAGTAGGCTTAACCGATGATCGCACAAATATTGGCGTTAAGGAATACAGGCAATTACAGGATGAATATGTGATGGCTGCCAAACGCACAAGGGTTAATGGGCGAGCATTAAAAGCCTTTGAATTACAAGCCATCACATGGGTAGTATGGCGTAGGCTTCACAACATTACATGAGGTGACACATGAAAACCGTAAAGATACCAAGTGAGCAATATGTAGAATTGTATTCATCTATTGCTGAACAATTGATGGTAACAGGATCATCAATGAGTGAATTTATCATTGAGATTGATGGGGTGGAAATGTTTACTGATGAAGGTCAGGATATTTTCAACCATTATGCTGATGTTGCTTGTGCTTTACTTGAGGCAAACGGCATCGAAAGTGAAAACATAAACCAACCAGAAGGAGACTAAAACAATGTTCAAGACTGTATTCAAAAAGAATGTATCCAATGTAATCCGCAATCCTATTGGGGTGGAAAATCTCCAGTTTCGCCGGACTACATCTCGTTACAAGCGCAAGGGAACTTGGGCAAATAACAAGGGGTATCTGTCAGTATCACGCGACAAAGTGACAGGACAGTTTGTTGCTCGTGCGTAGAGTCAATCCTGTGGCGAAGGCTGTTGCTCTCAATAGGCGTAGGGCAACAGTCATTCCCAACAAGAAAAAATACACTAGGAAAAGGGACAAGAAAGATGTCGAAAAAAAGAGTGTTGACATTTGGAAAAATGAAGGTCAATAATATACGCAACAAGCCTGTGAAGGCATTGCGTAAGCAACAGCGTAAGGCTAAACAACAACTGCAAAACATGAGGTAGAACGATGGATAGATCAACAGCAAAACTGATGCGGGAAAAATTGAATGCAATCTTTGCGGAGCATGGGATTGATGGTTATCAAATTGAAATAGGCAATGCCACCTTCGATAGTGCAAGGGTTACATTCAAGGTAGAGGTGCGTGAGAATGGTGCAGCCTCAGTAGAAGAACGCGACTTGCAACGGTATGCAGATTTCTATGGGCTTGATCCCAACAAGATTGTGGCACAACAAGGCAAGCAATTCACATTGCATGGCTACAAGTCTCGCGCAAGAAAGAACCCATGGATTGTGCTAGATATGTTGTCACAAAAGCAATATGTAATTGGTGACGATACAGCGAAGCGTTGGTTTGGAAAGGATGCGTCATGATGGATGATGATGGATTTGAATTTGAAGGTATATGGATTACCGATAGAACAAAATCACCATGTGGCAGGTTTGACCTGACACCAGAACAATCTGATGAACTTTATGGGAAGGATACAGATAATGAATGTTCTAAGTTTATTTGATGGTATGTCTTGTGGGCGTATCGCACTGGAGAAATGTGGATTTCAAGTGGACAAATATTTTGCCAGCGAGATAGACAAATACGCTATCAAAGTGGCGAAGGAAAACTACCCTGACACAATCCATATTGGTGATGTGCAAGATGTAAGGGCAGGGGACTTGCCACAGATTGACCTATTGATTGGTGGCAGTCCATGTCAAGGCTTCTCATTCGCAGGTAAGCAATTAAACTTTGATGACCCACGCAGTAAATTGTTTTGGGAATTTGTGCGATTACTCAGGGATTGCAAGCCAAAGTATTTCTTGCTTGAGAATGTCAAGATGAAGAAACAAAGCATGGATGTAATCACTGAGGCACTAGGTGTTGAACCAATCTTTATCAACAGTAGCCTAGTGTCAGCACAAAATCGGCAGCGATACTATTGGACAAATATACCAATGGATGGATTGCCAGAAGATAAGGGCATCAAACTGCGTGACATTCTTGAGGATGGTTTTGTGGATCGTGACAAGTCACATTGCTTGGACGCAAACTATTTCAAGGGTGGCAATCTCAAGTCATACTTTGAGAAACATCGTAGGCAACTTGTGTTCAGCAAGGATGGCTTGTGCCATGTCGGTGATGCAGACATCAAAGGTAATGACACCATCAGGCGTGTTTATCATCCCGATGGTAAAGCACCTACGCTGACAACGATGGGTGGTGGGCATCGTGAACCTAAAGTGCTTGTCAAGGGTGGACGCATTGTCAATCGTAGGCTAGATGAGAATGGTGTTCGCAAAGATTACGACAAAGACATTCCACTACAGCCTCGCGTTGAAGTCAGGAAGGATGACAAGACAAACTGCCTGACCACTGTATACAAAGACAGTGTTGTGGTTGAGGATATGACATGGCGCAAACTTACCCCACTTGAATGTGAGAGATTGCAAACTGTGCCAGAAGGTTATACATCCAGTGTCAGCAATACCCAACGATACAAGATGCTTGGCAATGGTTGGACGGTAGATGTAGTCGCACACATTATGAAAGGAATGAAACTATGAACGAAGACGAACTATACAAATTCATCTATGACCATGATTGGAACGACACAAGATTGGTTGGGGAACTTGACGACAACGACATGAACTTATTGGAAGGAGACGATGATGATGAATGCAATGATGATTAACGATAATGCTTATGCTGGTTCTGGCATGACAATGCAAGACAAGGCTGAGACATTGGGCTTGCTTCCCATGTGGGTTGCTGAATACAATCTAATTGGTGAGCAAGATACATTGGTTGAGCATATGGAAACATCCTATGGTTTTGGTAGACTTTTCAAAGTTGAAGGCGAAGTCTTAGAGGATGGAACATATCGCAGCCCTTATGAAGAAGATGAAGACTTGGAGTTTGTAGGTCGTATGAATACAAACGA